AAAAATTCCAAATTAATTTCACCTACTATTTCAAACATTATTTCTTTCATTTTACGAACACCTGCTTCACATGTAAATTCTTCTATTACATATTCAATTACATCTTTTGGTATAACAATATTACCTTGTTGTCCCATTTTTTCATATATTTCAGGTAGCATATATTCTTGACAAATAGTTACTTTATCTTCTAAAGATAAATGATCAAATTTAATGCGATGAATACGATCCAAAAGAATACGATCCATTAAACTAACATCATTATAAGAAAATACAAAAAGAGCTTTTGATAAATCCAAATCAATACCTGTAAAGTATTTATCTTGAAATTCATCATTTTGTGTTGGATCTACAAGATGTGTAAGAATGCCAATAATTTCACGTCCATTTTCAGTTCTACTCACTTTATCTATTTCATCAATAAATATAATAGGGTTCATGCATTTTGTTTCCATCAATATATCTACTATTTTACCCCACATTGATCCAACATATGTATAATTATGACCATCTAATGTACTACCATTACTAGAACCACCAATAGCAATAAATGCAAAAGGTCTAGATTCACCATTATCATCAGTTAAACATTTTGATAATCCATGTTTGGCAATTGATGTTTTACCTACACCTGGTGGACCTTCAAAACCAAAACAATATCCTGTTTGTTCACCATTTACCCATTGACCAATAATTCGTTCTATTTGTTTTTTAGCATTTTTATGACCATGAACGGATTTATCTAATATATCACCTACACCATCCAAATATTTTTGAACTTTATTGTAATTATTGTTGATTTTTACCAAATCTTGTGGTTTATCATATTTGTAATTAAAATTTAATATTTTTTGATTATCAACCACATCTTTTATAAAACCATATACTTTATTATTATCCAAAATATATGTAGATACAATATGTTTCAATTCATTTTTATTGCTATATTTATTCAAGGTTAATTTATTTAATCCATATTTTTCACATTTGTCATTTATTAAATCACTGAAAACTATAAAATCATCCTTCTTTTTGATATTATCAACAACCATATTTATTTTTTCAAAACATTCTACATTATGCAACAATTCTAATGTCTTCACACGACTATTAGTATATCTAATAACTTCCATGGAATTATATTTATTTTTTAACTCAATATCAACTCCATTTTTGTTATTATTTACATAACTTAAAAATATATCATTGTTTATTTTCATTAATTCTAATATTGGCTCCTGTCTGTATATACCAAAAGGAATACGTAAAAGACCATCTAAATATTGTCTTGCTTTTGATCCTGAATCTTCTGATTTTGCCTTTAACTCTTTCAATTTGTTAATCGCCTTTTCTTTCACATAATCTTTTGTTTTCATTAAACAAATACGTTGTTCATAAGGTAAACTATTTTGAACATCCCCATTATTCAATTTATTTGTATACTCAATTGTTTGTTTCATTGCCCCTTTAAAACTTTCTTTAATAATATTAGGAAAACTATCTAAAATAGCTAATTGTTCAGGACTTTCACCTGATTTATCATCTAAACTTAATAAATCATATAACAAATAAGCTAAAAATTGTAATTCAAAATTATCTTTATGAATTAATAGTTTCAATAATAACATACGTTTTTCATATAAATCTTGATTCATAAATTCACGTGTAATTTTTGAAATAGGTTTATTATTTAGTTGCTTGATATAAGTATTATAACCAATAAACATATCATACAAAGCATTTAATTCATATACAAGTAAATCTCTCAATGTCAAACTATTGATAAAAATATCAAAACTTGAATTTAAGAAATGATCTGTCTGAGGTGTGTTATTTCTAATATATTCTATACGATCATGTATAATTTTATTTGTTACATAATTCAATGGTATATCATCAAAATAGCCATAAATTATGATAGTTTGTTGCAATTCCTCATTTGTAAATACAATTTTACCCCCATGCACTTTAAATGACAATGATTCATTTTGGAATTTTGTAATAGGAAATACATCCAAAGTTTTACTTGTTTCAGCAATATGAATATCTTCAAAAAAACTACTGGTTTTTGTACCTTGATTACTACGATTAATCAAAGACCACAATATGATCTTATAATTTGTGGGATGGAAACATTTATTCAATAAACCAAACATTTCTATATGTTCATCACTTAATTCATCAAAATAGTCTACTCCAAAACAAACAACTAACATATCAAATAAATTATCAGCACCATGTGATTTCATGCATGCAGCTAATTTATTTATAATTTTATTTAACTCAGATGTACATGATTTTTGATCAATCAACTCCATTGCTATTGTTTCTTCTAAACCTGATAACCCCCCGTTAAGTATATTTAATTCATCTAGTATAACCGATATTTCTGTTATTTGAAAAACTCCTTCTTTTTGATATTTCTTTAGAATTAAGAAAAATCGACTTAATATGTCTTTTGTATTAGTTATCTTGGTTCTTAAAGCATCAAAAGCATCCTCTTCCTTTCCAATGTGCATGTTTTCACGTCCAATCAAATATGTTTCAAAACTTCTTTCCATACTTGTATATTATTATAAATATTTTTTTTGAATATAACTTAAACAACTTCAACTAAATATTTAATATACATTTATTGCTATTATGCTTGAAAGATATATTATAACTATTTAAACCCATATATCTAGTTATTATAATGGGAATTCCAAGTTACTTTGCTTTCATAATAAAAAACTATCCACAAATAATTCAAAAAAAGATATTATATACAATTGACAATCTGTATTTAGATTCAAATTCTATTGTATATGATAGTGTTTATTCACTTGAATATAAAAACAATGATTCAGAATTTGAAGTCGAAGTTATTAAACGTGTTTGCAATATTATAGATAGTTATTGCACTTCTATTCAACCAAAAAAGGTATTTATTACCTTTGATGGAGTTGCTCCTATTGCTAAACTCAATCAACAAAAATCACGAAGATATAAATCATGGTTTACCAATGAAATGGAAAAAAAGATAAAAAATGAAACTTACAATAAAAAATTAAAATGGAACACATCTGCAATTACACCCGGAACACAATTCATGAACAAACTAAATACTATGGTTTACAATTATTTCATTAAAAATAAAAATACTATTCATAAAAACATTACCTTCGAATTTTCTGGTTCTGATAATCATGGTGAAGGTGAACATAAGATATTTGATAAAATTCGAAATGAGCCTGAATATCATGCTAATACACATACATTAGTATATGGTCTAGATGCAGATTTAATTATGCTTTGTTTACACCATATTCATTTATGTAAATCATTAAATCTATATCGTGAAACACCACATTTTATAAAACAATTAGATAGTTCGCTTGATCCAGATGAAACATATGTACTCAATAATACTTTGTTGAGTGAAAAAATTGTTTCTACTATGTCTAGCAAAAATATAGTAAATTATAATGATTTGATACACGATTATATTTTCATTTGTTTTCTACTTGGAAATGATTTTATGCCACATCACCCAGCTTATAATATTCGTCATAGTGGAATACATGTATTACTAGATGTATATAAATATCTTCATGATAAAGATAAAAAATTTATTCTCACTAAAAATAATACTATACAATGGAATAATGTTCGCAAATATATCGAACTATTATCTGAACAAGAAGAAAACCTCTTTCAAGAAGAGCACAATAAAAAGAACAAACAAGAAAATAAATATATTCCAAATAAAACGGAAGAAGAACGATGGGAAAAATTCCAAATTACACCATGTTTTGAAAGAAGTGATGAACATTTTATCAACCCTAATGAATCAGGATGGAATATACGTTATTATAAAATATTGTTTGATATTAATAATGATGAAGAGCGTATCAAGCAAATATGCTTTAATTATCTTGAAGCGCTTGAATGGACATTTACTTATTATACATTAGGTTGTAAAGACTGGACATGGAAATATCAATACAAATATGCACCATTGTTCAAAGATTTAATAAAATATATTCCTTATTTCGATTCAGAATTGCTCGAGACTAAAGCTCCACAACCCATTAATAGTATTGTTCAATTAGCGTATGTATTACCAACAACAAGTTATAACTTACTTCCACAAAATGTTGTAAATATATTAAATAATCATTTTGAAGTAAATGGTCCTTATGAAATGTCATGGGCATATACGAAATATTTTTTCGAAACACACATTGAATTCCCTGATATGGATATTAATAAATTATCTAACCTAATTGGAGTAAATTAAATCAAAAATTGAATATTAAATTAAATATTATTCTTAATTTAATATTCTAATATGCGTGACGTTCGTGTAGTTACTGCTCAAATTGTCAATATGATTCCAAATGATGTAATAGATAATAAATTTATTACCCTTAAATCTAATCTACAAAAAATACTAAGAAGTATGTGTTATGCACCTCCGGAAAAAATATATTCTATATATTTTTGGAATATAACTAGTGATGAACTAAGCCATTATATTACTATTGATGACTATAATAATATTAAATGGGTCAAAGAAATGATTGATATTTATCAAAATAAATCAAATAATAACCAATAAAATATTAAATTAATAAAGGTCTAACATTATCTAAATACATAATCATTGCTTGTTTTCTAATATTTTTTGTTAAAAGTATATTATTTTTACTGCAATAAGATAAAAATCGTCCATATGAATTAATTAAAGGTTTTAATGGAGTGTATTTGAAAAACGAATTGTATGAAATTGCACGTTTCATATAAATTATTTAAATATAATTATTTTATTGTTTTTTTATTTTTATCGACAACAACTTCTTTTGCAACATTTTTAATAATTTTATGAAAATCTTTTTCTTTATTTTCTTCACTTCCAATAGAATTGGATAGAATATTTAAATATTCTGTATTATTTCCATCCAATATATCTGGATTTTTTTGTATCCATTCATCCATTTTTTGCAAGTTTTTACGTTTTATTTTTACAATCGCATTTTTCATATTTTTATAATCTTCATTTTCACGATTCCATACATCATTTTCTTTTACATATAATGTTTCACGTTTTCCGTCTGAACAATGTATCGGGCGCTTATAAACATCCAATTCTTGCAATCCACGTATAAATATTTTAGACATACCTTCTACAAAACCATATTTACCATTATTTTCTAGATCTTCATTTGTAGTTGTAAAGATTGTACAAAATCAACC